AATGTTCTTCCAGTTAAAAGAATTAACTACGCTCTGATTAGCTTGTAAAAAAGCTGGCATCATCTGAAGAAGTTCCGTCACCATCTGCTTGTTCAAAAGCTGTAACGCAAAAGTCTCTGCACCATAAACAACAACGTTAGCATCTATCAATGCGTCCTTCGGAGTAGCTCTATCGTTCTGCAAGTAATGAAAAGTACACTCAAGATCCTTGGCAACAATCTCGCGATCAAACGAGCGACGAATATCTAACAAAATTACTTGGGCACTATTTAAATTCTGAGTTACCTCAGTAGCTGTCTGTTGTGACGCTGCGCTAACGCCAACAAGATTTGAAGGTATTAATGTTAGTTCATCTAATAGCCCTTCTAGCTTCTGAAAAAGAAGCATTAATTCTTGGCTGACAGAAGTAAAATTCATTTGGTGTAAAAAACCACCGGCAGGGCCAGACCCTCTTACCAAAGTGCTTCCAGCCTTATAGCGGATCCTACCTCCAGGGCGAAAGATCAAAGTTTGCTCATCTACGACCGCAGGATCATAAGAGAACATCGCCGAACCAACTATTGTAGCATTATTCTTAGACCTACTCCAAAGATCTGACATAGCTCTTGCAGTCTCTCGGCCTAAAGCCATAACTCCAAAGCCATAATTAGTATCTTCAACAGCTATCATTCTATCGTAAGCTACTGGGCGTTTGCGGTTAGCGTAAAGATTCGGTACTGCGTACACCAACTTATCGTTCACAAAAATAAGATGAATCTCAAAAGAAGAATGACTCTCAGAGTATTTCTCTTTACCATGCTCAGCAATAAGCTCTTTCTTCAAGTTAGCTAAAATCTTAGAAGTGCCAATCCAACCATCTAACTGCTCAGAGTTTATCAAGCCCCAAAACTTCTTAAGAATAAATGGCTGAGTAGATGTAGGAATAGACATGTCTTGCAAGCTAGTCCTAGAATCATCCATCGTATTCTGATCTGACTTAGCAATGCTGTCGGGATCGTGATTATCTAACAAACTCGCTAGAACTTCTTTGTCCCAATTACCTTCCCGAGTAGCTAAACCTGCTACCTCATTAAAATTCAGTCTCTCTTTAATAAAAACACCAAGACCTGCTTGAGGATCCCCAGAAGCATTGGGGTCTAACAAAACGTTGTAGGGGCTTACTCTACGTTGCCCAACTACAAACGAATCCTTAAAAGAAGGCTTAGAAACTATGTCTAAAATTTCCCGACCACCCTCTTCATCAAAAATTACGTCAGTACTGTAGTTACGGACACGCTTAGGTTCGCGAATGCCTAGCTCCATCGCACAAACACCGTACTTAGCTAAATCTTCAATACACCGATGATACGCCTCATCAGCATTCGCCTCTTGCTTATGGTCTAAAACTTGAGCCTGTGCTTTCTCTAATCGACGCTCAACCTTATCAATCAACTCACGAACTTGATCCTCGGTAGGCTCCCCACCATTAACAGTTAACTCACCTCGATTATAAAGCTCTTCGATATCTGACTCAGTCGTGAGTTTCAAAGCACCCGTTACTCGACCATCTCGAGTTAAGTTCTGATACAAGTGAGCAACCATCGCAACGTACTTGGCTCGAAGTTTCATGCCACCGATATGAGTTGCGTCTTTCCAACCTTGAGGGTCATGGCGAGTACGAATGCCGTAAACATCCCCTACCCACTTACGATAGTTATTCGGAGAACTGTCACGACCTGAAGGAGCAATTGCAAGAAAGTCGATATCATCCTGACGAAAAATGTCGTGCATCCAATCATTACCAGAGACATACTCGTCGTACAAGCTAATGTAATGATCTTCTATTTCTGAGTTTTCTGAATGCAGGGATGAAAATTGTTCTAACTGTGCCATAATTCCTTTAGTCGTCATAACCATCAGCAGGACGGTTAAACGAAGGTGTTAAAAAACCTCCATCTGGAGACTCCTTAAATATATTCTCGAACCTTATATCGTTCAGCTGCTTTTCAGATATGTTATCTTTTGTAATCTGGGTAGTCGCAAACTCCCCACGAATCATTGGAGACACACCCATCATTAAACAGTCTACCAAAGAAATTTCTTGATTTCTAGCGAAAACACCTGCACCAGTATTATCCCGCTTTAAAAATGGTAACACTCTCCAGAGATTTTTACAATTAGAAGTAATAATTAAAGGCTTACGTTCATCACGTAAAAGTTGTTTCAAAAACGGGGCTGTCATTCTGTGATCTGGGTCAAACGGAATCATCAACTCCCCAGCGTTAACTAACTCCGTTAAGTTTGTCTGAGAAAAAGATCCAAACTCATCTGTCTCCTGAAAATAAAACGAATGATTAGGGTACATGTTAAAGTTTTTCTCAACCTGACGAATGTACCCTAAAATCTCGGACACAGAGTATGACCCCCCTCTAAACGAAGGATGGAAGTCTTCCGCAGTACCGTAAAGCTCAGCAAAAACTACCGTAGTATTGTGTGGAAACTTGATTCCAAAAAGATCAGTATCTCCATGAGCTTGAGCAAGCCATAAAACAGAAAAAGGATCCCCATTAGAAGGAATATTAACAGCACGAATAATAGGCCAGTTACTCGGAGGACGAAAAGAAGGAAACCAGTTAGATTGAGAAATATCGTCTCCGTATACAGAGTCAGCCATGAGGTTAAGGAGGTAACGTGCCATCTGAGAAAACGCATCAACTTGATCATCATTCTTAGCATTCGGAAACTTCTTTAATTCATCTATAAACTCTTCAACCCAAAGCTCACCTTCAGGCAGCCTCACCCTACCTGACTCGACAAGATGAGTGGCAGATAATGCACGAGCCAACTTGCTATCGCCACGAACGTGAATAGGAGTGATAGGAAGTAAAGTCTGTTTAAGATCCTCAACAAGGTCAATTCCCGACGATTTATATTCCACCAAAACTTTGTGTGGTTTAATAATCTCATATTCATCAAGTAAAGTTCGCTTAAGATCTGGATACGTAAACTTGCCACGCACTCTACGAGTAAGGTACAAATTACGCCCATCCCACATACCCGTAAGACCGACACTAGGGTCAGACGTTTCGTTACGTGTAGAAGCTGTGTCCCAAGACTGGAGAACAAGAATAGAATCAGGAGGTAAATCGGACTTTTTATAAAAATGCCACCAATCTCTCTTAAATATTTCACCTTCTTCAATAGACGGTCTTTGCTGATACAACGCCTCATAATCCCCCCTATCAAGTTCCCGAATCTGAGAGTATCTCTCGACAGGAAACTTCTTTGGGTAAAGAGGTTCACCAATCTTTCGACCTACAAACTTAACTCCCAGTCTCTCTTGATAATCAGGGTTGTGTATCTCAAAACGTTCGTCTTCTTCGGCTATTGCAGGTAAACTTATAATCTCCCAGCCTTCCAAAAACCTTTCGCTATTGGGGTCAGATAAAGCCTCGTTATCTTTAGCAATCATTCGACCAGCTAAATCATCCTCGTGCCAACGAGTCATAATCACTACAACTGCAGATGACTTCTCCTCCAAACGAGTATACGCTACCGAAGTATACCAGTCCCAAGCTCGATCCCGAATAGTTTTTGAGTTAGCCTCTGCTCGATCTTTCACAGGGTCATCAATTATAAAAACATGCGCCCCTTTACCAGTTGCAGAACCTGCTACTGAAGTACCGAAGTACTTAGATCTTCTCTTCTTCTTACCCACAACATGGTGTACTTCCCAGTCAGTCTTTGCAGAGGCATCTTTGGGTAGGTGAGCATTTGGAAAAATCTCTTTATACTCAGGACTCAAAACATAATCTCGAGCGTCCCTACCAAAAGAAGCCTGTAGTTCAGCGGAGTACGCTGCTGCAATTATTTCCTTACCACCATTCTTACCCAAAAACCAAGCAGGAAACATACGAGAACACAGCTCAGACTTCCCATGTCTTGGAGGCATAAAAATCATCAAACGAGGAGTCTCCCCTCTCTCTGCAGATTCTAACCTGTCAGCAATCAAGTAGTGAAACCATTCTGGCTCGTACTTATCAAGCATACAAAGCCCAAAATCTATCAAGTTTTTTCTAGCTTTCAAGACCCTAAGTTTCTGCAAAGCTTGAAGTCTTCTAGCAATCTCTTTTTTAGACATGTTTAGTTTTCTTGGTACAAAATTTTAGTAAAGCAATACGAGCAATTTGATAAAAAATCTTTGTTTCTCCCGTTAGCATCAAAGTCCACAGGAATTTGTGTCTTGATATTTCTTCGGCAAGAAGCGCAAGAATGTGTCATGTTGATCTTTTGGCAACTGCGATTATGGAACGAATACTTCTTGATGTATTTATCAGGCATTGTTAATTCATTATAGCAGGTTGGCAAAATATATTAATAGTCCCTCTTTCTTTTTGGCAAATATATTTATATGAATTCAAGGTACCCGTGTGTCTAGGTGTGTAAATGTAATCCCCCAAGACCTGCCCCCTGATGGGGTGGCCTCAGGCCATCTTGGGGTTACATTGATACACCGCAGATACCCTTGGTTAGCCCTGCTAAATTATATATATTTATATATATAGGAAAATCGCAAAAACGCAACATGCCTCAAACCCTTTCGTAGAGCGAATCTCCAGCATTTATGTAACGTTTTATGTTTCGACACACCTCAAACCCTTTCGTAAAGCGGATCTCGAGCATTCATGTTACCTTAAAACTCTTCAAATTTTTAAAAAATGCAACATAAAACGCAACATCCAAAAACTTCTCAAACTTCTAAAATTTACCTTTAAAGTACAAACAAAATGTTGCCTATATAGCC